CAGCGAGGATATCCTTCATGATCTGTTCCACCGCATCCTGCTGTGACGTGAATGTCCTTGCGATCATGTCGAATGCCGTCCCTGCCATATCCATCGCCTTATGCATGGCATCCACCTTCCTTTCGAGTGATTCCACCTTACGCTGCAATTCTTCGATAGTCTTGTCATTCATCCCGGCACCTATTGAGTGACCTGCTGTATACGGTGCTCTCTCATCCGTGTCTCCCGTGATGAAGCGCGGCGATACATTCACCAGCCTGCAGATTGCATCCAGCAGATGAATGTCCATGCATTCGTTGTTGATTGATCTTGTAATGGTTTCCCTTGCATATCCCAGGATTCTGCCAAGCTCTGCATAATTCATCAGATCATGTTCTTCCAAAATGTCAGTCAGTCTCTTCTTGCTGATAGAAACTGAAGTTGATTTCCTTCCCATATTTCTCCTCTCGTTTTACTCGATTATTTTTTTCAGTGATGACCACCCATCTGCACTGCTTTGATTTTTCAAAAAAGTGGAAACCTTTGAGAGGGAGTCACTTGCAGGGTGGCGACCTACTGATACCACTACCACTATGGGGATAAACACGAACGCCAGTAAGGGCGTGTTTATTCCCCGTGGTGTGTGTGGTGTGTGCGTGTGTGTGCGTGACCCCTCTCAAGAACTATACCTTTAGGTATACTTGCGCAGACGGGGGGTGCAAATACTAGTGCCAAGGGTACTGCACAGGGTACCCCATGTACACTTTCTTACCTATTGCAAATACAGTGCCAAGGGGTGTGCATGGGGTAAAGGGTTATTTTCCATATACCCTATGCACATGTAATGCCGAGGGTATGGGGTATATGCCATGGGGTTCCCGTACCGTATGCACTGCATATTTCAAATGTTGGCAGGGGTCTCTCTTCAGTCTGTTTCGTCTTCATCACCATCATCTTCCAGGAAATAAATGACATAACTCCTGCCGTTCTCACCGATCTCTTCCTTCACCCATTCGGGAGCAAATCCTTCATCCATGGCTCTCTTGAGCGTGCGGTTGAATGTCCTTAACGGCATCTTCTTTCCATCTCCGCCGCCCATCCACAGCAGAAGATCTTCTCTTCTTACTTCGAATCTGTCCTTCTCTGCATTGTGGTATTTCTTGTTCTCGAAGGCGCACTGCATGGCGTTGCTGAAATCTGTGAGCTTCTGTTCTGTCTTTGAGACATCTGCATCGGCGAACTGAGCACTCCTCAGCTTTCCTTCCTCATCCACTGTATGGACCGGATGGTCGAACCACAGATTCACCGGCTCGATATCCTTGAATTCCCTCAGCGTGGATTCCATGCGGAAAGCTCTTCTTGTGTCGCCATACGGTGCCTTCAATTCTGTGAGTGACAGGATGACATCGGCATCTCTGGCAGTGACTCCGCTTCCGCTGAATCTGTCCATGGCATCCTTGTTGGACTGTTTGCCTTTGCTGAAATGATGGACATATATCAGACTGGTATGCAGCTCTTTCGTGATACGGTCCAGCCGTTTCGTGAACCTTGCGACATCCACAGCCTTGTTCTCATCACCGTCATTGATCTTGTAAATCGGATCTATGAACAGCGCACCATAATCAGAATTCTTGAACTTCCTGCACAGGTTATCCACAAACACATCCACACTTTCGAATGAGACCCCCCTCAGATGCAGGATGTGGAAATTCTGTGTCTTTTCCTTCAGGTCCCATCCTTTTCTTCTGCAGATCTCTTCCAGTCTTTCATTGAATGTCGGTTCCGGCAGTTCAAAGTTCAGATACAGGATCTTCTTCTGTGTGCATGGAAATCCAAGCCAGGGAATGCCGTTGCATATGCTCAGTGCAAGTTGAATCATGAGTGATGTCTTTCCGATCTTGGAAGCACCGCCGATCATCATCTTTCTGCCCTGTCTCAGTATTCCGCTGATCAGCTCCGGATCCTGTGCCGGTCTGTTGTCCCAGTACTCACTGATGACTGTAGGGTCCGGCAGGCTGTTGGTTTCTTCTTCTACCCAGTCCGCCCAGGACTCATAGGAATCCATTCCGAAATTGGTATCAATGAGGAACTGTTTGTGTCCTGCCCTGGTAACACCCGGCATTCTTGACAGTCTGCTCGGATTCTTGTTCTGAGTATCCAGTGTCAGACCATTCTTCTCGCATGTCTCATAGATGAAGTTGACTCGTTTGACATACTCATCCTTAGTCCGTGCATCTACTCTGATGACAGCGTGGATACTCTTCCCGCCGGAATATACCAGTGCCACTACCGGGAGCATCAGCTTTCGGATGATGGCGATCTGCTTTCCGAGTTCCATGTCATCTGATTCGACCAGCGTATGCCGGAAGTCAACGACATTGGAGTTTTCCACACCGAGTCCGTTCAGAGGGTTGATTCGGATCCATGCACCGGCTTCCGGGTCACATGAACCGACAGCCATTGATACATCGTTATACTTATTCAGGTCATCAATGATTTCCTGGGCAGTCCTGTTGAACACACCTTTGTGGAACGGTGCCAGCTTGCCTTTGTTGTTTCTTTTTGAAGTGACTACATAGCCGACAATGTCAGATGGTTCATACACCGTTTCAAGATATGTTCTGAGATCTGCTACCGGATCCCACTTGTCATCATCCGGCTCGAAGAATTCCTCGATCTGCAGCAGGCCTTCATCCTTTACGATGAGATCACTCTGTACTTCCTCGAAGTAAATGCTTCCGAAGTATCCGGAATCATCCGTCTCCATCCTGGCTTTGTACTGCTTGCCGTTCTCTTCAAAGTATTCGTTCTTCTGCTTGGATGGTCTTGTCCATCCGTTCTGTTCTGCCATGTGGACCAGTGTCCCGCCGGTAATGCCGGAACCATTGAATCCGAACCACTTTGACAGACATTCCTTCTTTGAATATCTCTGCGGGTCGGTGGCACTCCACTCGTCAAAGAGCGAGAAGGATGCTCCCTCTGCCTTGAGTGCCATGCCCACATTGATCCATTCCGTATAATTGCAGGTACTGCATGGTATCCACTCCAGCAGTTCCTTGAAATTTAAATCCGCCATGTTACTTACCTGTGCTTCCTACGCCGCCAGTCCTCTCAACAGTGACTTCATCTTCTTCTGCAAGGCCGTGCTTAACGATGACGCCCTGCATGTATTTCTGTCCTCTGTCGATATGGATAGAGTGATAGCTGTTGTTGTTTGTCAGCATCGCCTTGATCTCATTTCTGTAATCGGCATCAATGACACCGACCGTATTGGTGAGAACAAGACCATTGCTGCCGAGACTGGACCGGGGAAACAGCAGCAGTACATACCCCGGTTCCAGTTCCACCTTCACGCCTGTATCGAACAGTGCCTTTTCACCGCTTGCTATCGTGAAGGATTTCGGTGCGATGAAGTCATATCCGGCACTGAGCTTTGTCGATCTCCTGGGACGGATCGAATCGTCCTCTACAATAAATTTAGCTACTGCCATTTCTATCCCCTTTTCTGTCTCTGTATAATTCCGTCAGCCCTTTCAGCGTGTAGCGTACAAGGCCTGCTGTGACAATGAATCCGCCTGCCCACATGACTGCAAATGCGATATGCAGGAACAGGTCCGTGAGGATATCATTGTTCATCTTCATAGCGCGGAATGTATTCCGGCCTGTTTAGGACAAGGACCGCATTCCGGGAATGTACGATGATCTTCTGTGGTTTCCCTGTCTCACGGTCGTGGGTAAATATTGTGAAAACTCCGGACTGCATCCGGAAGTAATTCACTTCTACTTCTTTATGCTCATATCCGAAGTCTATGATTGCCCTGCCGATCACGACAGGTTTGGCCGGTTTATTGTTCTGACTGTTTGAATAACTCTTAAACATTCTTCAATAACCTTTCATATATTTCTTTTGTTGACATGTGGTACTTCACAGCAAGCTCTGAAGGCCTGATGTGTCTTTTCTTGTAATCATTGGTGATCATCCGGGTCAGGACATCATCCGGTTCTTTCGGCCGTCTGTTGATACGTTTCCATTCTTCCGAACATTCATAGCAGTACGGATGTTCTCCGTCTGCATAGAACTTGTAGGACTGACTGATGTCCCGCCCGCATTTGTAACATTTTGTCATGGTCTGTATGTCTCCGGTCTGATGCCATACGGCACCATCCATCTGTTGTTTGCAATTCTTGTAATCATTTTTGATGCCTGCTCATTTGTCCATTCACCGACATGCACAAATCCTCTGCTTTCAAGGAACCGGATCTGTTTTGCTGTCGACAGATGCTTGTTGCGGCGTTCCATCACCTTGCTGATGATTGCGGATGCCTGTCCTCTGCTTGTTACCTGTTCACCATTGATGCCAAAAGCTGCCAGCAGATCTTTCTGCTTCTGAGTCGGTTCCAGCAATTCGAATCCGAATGACGGTTCATAATCTGACAGGTCTTTATCCATAATTGAGAATGCATACTGCAGAGGATCTACCAGCCCGCGTTTCTTGTGCCGCTGTTTTCTCAGTTCTGCTGCCAGGGCGTTCTCACGTTCCTGCAGGACATCCTTTTCACATTCGGCAAGGAATTCCTCCGTCAGATCCTGTGGCTCTTCCTGGATGCGTTTAGCGGCCTTCTCAGCCACATCTTCGGCCGTGGTGAACAACGATGCCGGTCGACATAAATCGTGCTTTGCGGTCATCCAAAGAAAGTCCAGGATAAGGCAGTAATCCTTGTCGTCATACAGCCGTGTTCCTCTCCCAATCATCTGTGAATACAGGCTTCGTACTTTCGTGGGACGGAGACATACGATACAATCGACAATAGGACAGTCCCACCCTTCTGTCAGAAGCATGGAGTTGCAGAGCACATCATATTTTCCGTTTGCAAAGTCGTTTAATATGTCGTCTCTGTCGGGAGATTGTCCATTCACTTCTGCTGCCCGTAAACCTCGTACGTTCAACAGGCGGCAGAATTTTTTTGATGTTTCGATCAGCGGAAGGAATACCACTGTATGCCGGTCTCTGCAGATGTTCGCCATCTCATCAGCGATCTGCTCAAGATACGGGTCCAGGGCATGACCAAGGTCTCCTGCGGCATAATCCCCTTCCGACATCTTCACGTTGCTGATGTCGATGTTCAGCGGGATCGTCATTGCCCTAAGTGGTGACAGGTATCCATCCTTGATTGCCTGTGGCAGTGAATATTCATAAGCCATGGAATCAAAGTATTTGCCCAGGCTCTTTTTATCTGATCTGTCTGCTGTGGCAGTCACTCCCAGTACTTTCGTATCCGGGAAATGACTCATGATCTTCTGATATCCATCCGACATGATGTGGTGCGCTTCATCAACGATGATGGTGTCGAAATAATCAGATGGATATGCATCAAGTCTTTTTTCATTTGTCAGTGTCTGCATGGAAGCCACAACAACCGGCTCACCTACAGCACTTGATTCAGCCTTCTCCAATGCACACTTGACTCCGGTAAAGCGTTCCATTTTATCTATTGCCTGCTGCAGAAGCTCTCCCCTGTGAGCAAGGATCATGATGCGTTCACCTTTTCTGTGCAGCTCGCTTGCAATGCTGGAAAATACTACAGTCTTACCGGTGCCGGTGGCCTGGACGAGGAGAGTTTTCTTTCTCCCCTCGTCCCACTCTGTAAAGACCGAATCAATAGCTTTCTTCTGATACGGTCTCAGCGGCATTACAGAAGTCCACCGTATTTATTTGCAGTTGTCTGCGGCTGAGGGATTCCGACAGACGGCTTGTTCATTGTGGAAGTGACCTTTGACGGATAGACATATCTGTCGACATTGTTGTATGTGTTGCCGTTCTGTACCTGGTTTTTGATCTTGCAGACACCGGTCCTGCCCGGCATTGCATCCCACTTCATCTGCAGGTTCTGTTCATCTTCCGGCATGAGTCCAAGACACTTGTGGACTGCTCCGATTCTCCATGCGACTGACTGGTGCATGAAGAAACGGTCGCGGACCTGTGCGATGCCTTTCGGTGTTTCGATTGACATGAATATTTCAACAGTGCGGCAGCCATCCGGGATGGTGCTCGGCTTTGTTCTTGAAGGATTGGACTGATAGGTGCCGTATTCGACACGGTCGACTGTGAAGTAGTAGTTGCCCGGTTCCAGGACCACAAAGTCATTGTCCGGGACGCTGATGGTAGCGTTGAAATCAAAAGTGCCGTCTGCATTAAACATTGTCATTTTCTTTTACCTCTTTCTTTCTTAACCTAACGGGTCTCTCTGTGCGACGATTTTTGAATACAGTGAATCAATATTTTCATTCAGATAATTCAGCAGATCATTGTCATACTGGCTGATGGGTGTGTCAGCGGATACGATACCGGCATTGCCTACGAACTGCTGAACCTCTTTTTCCTCAATGCCCTTGTACTTCATGTTCTGAAGCAGAATATCCAGCGGAGTATTCTGTGATGCAAGATCCTCTTCCGGTGTCTCGAAGATCTGACCATGCGGTTCATTGATGTCTACAGGGGCTTTATAAGCCGTTACAGCAGGCTGTTCCGGTGTCGGCTGAGAACCATCAATGATGTGAGCAATCGCGCTGTAATCGAACGGAATCATGTCAGGGAGACCGAATCTGTTCTTGGCATCCCATGCGGGATTGTGGTTCGTGTACATCACACGTTCACCGCCCTGTCCTTTTGCCTTGCCGTTCTGATCTTTTACGATGCGTGTCTTGTAATTGCAGAAGAGAAGCATGTCTGCCCATTCCTTCAGAAGCGGGCTGTCCTTCTTCAGAAGCTTCAGCTCATAGCGGTCATACTGTCCGAATCCATCCGGCTCATAGAATGTCTTGACCGTTGCATGTGCTGTGATGACCACATTCACACCGGCGGCAATGACCTGATCACACATGTTCAGCATGTTGTGGAATTCTGTTTCCAGGAACACATATCCCTTGCCGTATCCGAATGCTTCAATGTTGTCGACCGTCTTGCCGTCCGCATATGCCGTCAGAACATACTTTGCGGCAAGCTTTTCCGCCCAGTCGGCAGTGTCGATGACCAGTGTCCTGCATACTTCCGGGTGAGATGCCACATAGCTGATTTCCTGCATGAGATCTTCCCATGTCTGCGGAGAGGGAAGTCTTCTGACATTCATGTGCTTTGTACTTCCTTCTGTATCGATGTAAAGTGGAAGTGGGAACTGACTCGCCAAAGTACTTTTCCCGATACCTTCCGGACCGTACAGTGCCACCTTTACAGCGGAAGGTATTTTTCCTGTTGTGATTTCAAATGTCGCCATTTAAATACCTCTCAATCTTTTTACTTTCATAAGATTTTCGTACTCTCTGATTCGCTTGTTCAGCATGAGTACCATGTTTGTCATCTCGTCATTGATCTCGGCAAGCTGCTGGATCTTCAGTTCATTCAGTTCCAGTTCATGTGCTGCCAGTTCCATGAGAGCCGCCATCCGTTCTGCTTCCCTGTGCAATGCTGATGGCTCCGGGTCATACCCGTCCTTCAATTCATCAATCAAATCCCTTAATTTCATTACGCTCCTTTCTATTCGCCTGCCGCCCGGAATATCACGACCATTGATGGGAATGGTGCATTCCATTTGCTGTTGCTGAACTTGATCCGTCCCTTGATGAATCTGATCTCCGACCGATGCAGTATGTAGTCATGGAAATATTTGGTGTCTGTCCGTGCCGGAATCAGCATGACCACTACTGTGTGTGGTTTAAGCGATTCCTCATATCCCTTCTTAACCCAGTCGGATATCCGGGAATATGGCGGATTGCAGAACACCGTATGCCCCCCCCCATGAAGGGATCAGCCCATCCTGGGTCTTTGTGTAATACTGCTGACACTTGTGGTTCTCTTCTGAAGAACATGGATCCAGGGTGAAGTGGAATTCAGCGTCCAGTTTTTCATACAGATCTTCCGGGGTTTCCCAGTCATCTGTATTACTGCTGAACAGCACTTCTCTTTTCATTTCTTCATCTCCTGTATTTTCAGATTCAGCTTTGCCGCTGTTCTGATTGCTGTGTTCAGCTCTGTCTGTCCTTTGACGGTTCCACCATATTTCATGTTGATCACACCGTGTTCCGGTCTTGTGACCAGTACCAGGTTGTCCAGTGAACAGTTATGGCTGTCGCCGTCCTTGAATGTGATGACCATTCCTTTCGGAACCGGACCGTGTGCCTGTTCCCACACATATCTGTGGAGAAGCATCCAGCAGTCCTTTGTGTGACCTTCCTTGGTCTTGATGTACATGTAATCGCCCCTGTCGCTGATATGGCCTGCAGGTTTCTCGTTGTACGGGCTGTGTCCTTTGGTCCAGCATCCAGCATTTGTTCTTCCCGGAAATCTTTTTCCTGTGATCCAGGACTTCTGTCCTTTGCGCCATCTTGTGTCATACCCAGAAGGAATTTTGTGATTCTTTTTCCATCCTCTGATCTGTCTTGCTGTCAGATTCAGCCCGGTGTGTTCATTGAAGATTTTTGCAATCTCTTCTGATGATTTCCCCGGAATGATTGATACAAGATATTCAGCCTGTTCATCAGTCATCAGCAGGTTGTGTCTCATATTGGGTTTGTACGGCAGAGAGTATCTGTAAGCCGCTCCCTTTACCTGCTCATAAGTAAGGCTGAAACCCTCGCTGTTGACTTTGTCCCTGAGTTCCGTCAGTTTGAGATCCGGACTGGCATATCTGCGAAGAAGCACTACTGCTTCCGGGAATTTCGGATCAAGACTTCTTGGCATCCTTGACCGTCTCCAGCATCGGCGGCAGTTCAATTGCCTTCCTGTTTACC